TTGATTTACAGCACTTGCGCCAATAGCGCGAATCTTTGGAAGATGCCCGGCAACAATAGAGCGGGCAAGAATAGAACCCACACTTTGAGGGTTGCTACTACCTGAAACTTTTAAAACATCTTCAACTTTTTGATTAAGTTCTTGTGACATATAGACTCCCATTTGTAAATCATTTCCAAAGTCCATATTACCATGTTACGCGTAGTCGGCTGATTTTAACAATGTGAGCATGTCTTCTAAGCGCATTACAGCATAAGATTCACCTAAAGCAGCAGCACCTTTACCTGGGCGTTTTACCACCAACAGTGGAAGCCCTTTAGGTAACTTAGACGCTTGAAGTACAGTGTCATTTAGCCATTCGCTTAACTTAAAAGACTTTTGGTTTTTGCACTGAATTGCTACCTCGGTAGCATCAGGATGCTTAACTCCATGAATATCCCCAGAATCATTTTCTCCAGCCAATGCCGTTCTTCTGGCATTAACAAATTCTTTTTCTTTTAGATAACCAACAATTGCAGTTTCAAAAGAAGTACCTTTTGCTTTATGTTTATTGCCCATAACCTAGTTCATCCATTAGTTGCTTACCTTTAGTTGTAATTCGGTATATACGAACGTTAACACCAGCACGGCTTAATCGTTTCTTTCCGGTTCTTTCCAAGTAACCAGCGGTATTTAGTTGACCAACAATGCACCACCACCCGTTGTGCCCTTGATCTAACTTTGTGTACTCACCCATCTCATCTGTAGTCATGTCTTCGTGTTCATAAAATGCGCTTAATACTAAATAAGTGCGACTGTTAAGTGTTATTGTTTTCATAAACTACTCCTCAAACGTGTAGGTACATACTGATTCTTGCATAAACATATCTGGTGGCTTTTCTGCAACCACTAGTGCTCTTAGTAACCAACGATCTGTTCCGTCGTATCTGGGTTTAAACGAATTTCTTCCGTGAATTACAGTTTTGTTTCTTAGAATCAACATGTCTCCTTTTTCTAAAGCTACGCTATGCGTACATTTGTTAATGGCAGTTTTCAGTTCTGCTAAAGCGGTATCTGCCAACTTGTTAATGGGTTTTATTAAGGCTTCATCGTAGGTAAGTGTTGTAATGCCATCTATTGTATTTAACACACTTGTGGGAATTTTCCTGTCAGTGGCTCCGTTAAGGATAAAACTTAAGTCAATGGTGGTTGTGTACCACTGTTGATGTAACACCGATATGGTTTCATCAGATAACTCTTCCAATAATTCAGTAAGGATGGCGTAAGTAGTTAGGGCTGCTGGGTCCCCCCTCAAACATAAGAGAACTACGTAATCTGGTTTGTATGGGTGAAATGCAAGTTCTGTGTGTAGAGCTAGTGCAACTTCGGACGACGATGATATTTGGTTTAAAGCTTGTTGTGGTATGGGCATAACATTATGAACTAATTCGCCATTTTGTTCTTGGGCATATCCAACTAAAGTTCCAAAAACATTTGCGGCAAAGTGCAATGCAAAAATGCTCTTATGATGTGTTGCAATTTTATAAGATGAATCAATCGGCGTTGGTGGTACGTCCCCAATGAAGATATGCTTTGCAATTGCTACGTCTATAAGCATGGCTAGGCAAGGAACCTTGCAGCTCTGTTTTCTTTTGGAGCAAGACTGATGCGACGACTCAACTCTCTTGATAAAACTTGAGCACCGCGCTCGCACCGATCAAAAACTGTATCCACTAGTTTGCGGTATGCACGTGCTTGTGTGTACGTTTCCTGTTGTCTTTGCACTTTGTCTTCCACGTCACGTTTTGCTTTAGCAATAGTTACTAACTCGCCTTTAATTTTGTTTCCCCACTGCTCAATCAACGTACAAGCTTTTACATATTCAAATGTGTTTAGCTCACGCTCTTCAACAATTTCAGCAGTGACTAATTGTGCTTTTGCATAGTTGACCCACGACATAAATTCCGAATACAAAGACATTAACTCAACTTCTGAAATGTCTGCAAGGTTTCGTGGAACCACTGGAAGTAAACTGTGTGGTTTTTCAGGCAATGCAAAGTTTCTTAAGAACCTGTCCATCTCTGGTGTTTCTTCTGCAATCATCATTTGCTCCAACATGTGTTCTTATAAGGACAGTATTTGCAGCCATTGCAAGTTTCTGTTTCTGCCCACGCTGGTCGCATGGGTGGAATCTTTTGTTGTAATGCTACTAGCAGAACACGACAACTATCAAGTATGGGCTGAACCAAATGCGGTAAATATTTGATTGAAAACTCTTTAACTTCTTGAGATGGCTTCCATTCGTAGATAAAAGTCAGGTCATGTATACCAGTGCAATGCATGTACAACATCCCTTGACGAACGTGACTTGGAAAAGGTTGGCGAATCTTCTTCCAAAGCCCATCAATGCCCATAGTGGGATTTTCTTCATATTGCTTGTACAAATCAAAATCCTCAAAACGTACTGTTCCAATGCCAACAGATTTAATTTCAATTAAAGTTCTTCCTTTTTTATCGGAAACAATTCCGTCAGCGCTTCCTCTAATCCCGTATTCTTCGTCTTTTACCGGAACTTCTGCGTAGCTTAATGCAACGTCTAAACCACATTCTGGACAATGATTTGGAGACAAGTCCCACCACGTGTGGTTGCACGACCCACATTTAAAGTTTCCCTCTAATACTCCTGCTTCCCAAAGCCAAGTTTGCCATTTGTGATGAATGGCATGCCCTTCTTCAAACACGTTTAAACGTTGAAAAGAAAAGTTCTCGTCAGCTTTAACTTCGTTTTTTATGGTGTACCAAGATGCTCTTGGACACCAATCTCTCTTAGCTAATTCGCTAGGGTGAAAAAAAGATGTATCTCGTTTCTTATCTTTTTGTTTTTTACTTTTTAACAACTGAATTGCAACCGTTGGTAAAACCCTGCCGTTCATCTTTAACAAGTTTTTGTAATTGTGCATGTCAGACATCAGTTGTTATCTCCAGAAAATCATCCTCACCAATGACCACGTAACGACGACCAGCGAGATCAAACTGCAACACAGGTACCCTATCTTCAAGTAACGCACGATCCCTCAATTCTCTTAAGTCAAGTTCTTTTAGTGTAATTGTCTTTTTGTTTTCTGTCAACTTGTTTTCAATTAAAAACTCATGGCTTCGGACATCATTTTTTCTAAGCCAACCTGCTCCTGAACGGGCATTTCTAGAACCTTTATAAGTTTTAGCTGTCCTCTTCTCCTGTTTTACAGAAGACTTCATTATCCTTGTGTGTTTGTCCGGATCTCTTCCAAGTATGGTCATCTAACCACTTTGTAATACTCTTCAATGTCGTGCTTTAACTCTTTTTGCATAAACAAGTCTTCTCGGAAAGCTTCAAGCATCTTGTCTTTGCCTTGCCATTTTTGACTGCCGTAGGCGTAATACGCTCCTGAACGTGTAATCACCTCAATAACTGTTGCGATGTTAATCATATCTTTTAAGGTATCAAACGAACCCTTAGTAAAACCAAGTGCGTCAGTAAAGTAAAAATCAACAACGGCTTGTTGTGATGGTTTGTAAGTTTTGTTTTTAAGGGTTCGGGCTTTAATTGTTTGCCCTACAATTTCATCTTTTTCTTTAAGCCATTCGTCGCGCCTGACTTCAACACGAACAAAATAACTGAAGTTCTTAGCAAGACCGCCTGGGGTTGTGCGATTATCCCCCCACATAACACCAATCTTCTGGCGCCATTGGTTAATCATAATACCTGTACATGAACGTTCTTTTTCTGTCATTGACCGTTTCTGCGCTTCTGAGGCTTTGCGAAAAAACTTAGAAGTAATACGAGCACCCAAACCGACGGTGAATTCATCCATCATGCGTTCCGATTCGTCTGTAGGCACAAGTGCTGGCAACGAATCAATGACTATGCAGTCTGCGGCACGATTCTTCATCAACTCAATTACCAAGTTGTAAGCTTGCTCCATGCTGTTGGTTTCAATAACCCATAAGCGAGCAAGGTCAACGCCAACTGATTTTGCGTAGTCGGGCACAAACTCTTCTGCTGCAACCCAAACTGCTGTCCAGTCTGGGTCAAGCGCTTGGTTAGCCGCAATAGTTTTAAACGCAAGTGCTGTCTTTCCAGATGATTCATCACCAATAATTTCTGACCATTGGTTTGCAGGCCAACCTCCGCCAAGCATTAAATCGTATGCAAGGATACCTGTAGTGGTGCGTGCTAACTGCTGATGCATAGCATCAGCTCTAAGGATTGAAACTTCATTTTGTTTTTTGTTTATCTTATTGATTATTGCCGTTATTGACTCATAATCAGTTTCCATTTTGTCTACTTTCGTTGTTGTTTTCTTATTGCACTTTTACTTACAGGCGTATCCTAGTTCTTTAAAAAAAGTTACTTGTTCATTTGCGTGCAACATTGCAAACTTAATCAATGTGGCATGAATGTTTGCTAAAGGAGGGCCGTATTGTTTTGGCAAAGAATTAGGTATTTCCTCAGCATGGTTATGCAACATGCACTGTTCTGATTCTTTAAACCATGAGATTACGTTTGGTATGTTGACATTAATTTGAGTTGACATTTTGTGGTTCCTATGTTCCCCAGTTCACCTGGTCTGCTTGTTCGTATTTACCGTTCCACCCACACTCAAAGCATCTTGGTGCTGGTGCATGACCTAAACTACCGCTGTTTGCTCTACTAAATACATTTTTACTGCCGCAACTTGGGCAAGATAAAGAACCTTCGCGGCGATGAGCTTCTCCACCTTTCCACGATCTAATTGCTGTGCCCATGTCTGTTTGTCCAGTTTGATTTTGCTGTACATCAGCTGTTGTTGTCTTTTGAGAAGCTACTTCTGATGCTTGTTGACGCAACGCAGGCAAAATTACGTTTGGAGTAATCGGAGGCGATGACCTAGGTTCTGGTTGTCCTTTTTCAGTTAACTTTTTATCCCACCAAGATGACATATGTTGTAAACCTCATTGTGTATTAGTTATCTTCATCTCCAACGTAACCGTCGCAATCTTCGTAATCATCATACTCAACTCTGCCCAGTAAAGCAACCTTGTTGTTAGACAACAGTTTTTGAACCAACGCCATGCTATATGACAAGATAACCGCCTTAGTGTTTTCTATCATTGATGCGTTTGGTCCTTGCAGTTCAGGTTGTGTTGCAGACAGCACTTGAGCAAACCACTCAACAGACTCAACAATGTCTTCAAAAATGCCAAAGTCGTGCAATGTTTCCCATTGGTTTTCAACCATCACATGTTCCAGTTCTTCAACATCCTTTGAAACGGGAGCAAATCCTAATTGATTTGCAACGCTTTGGCCTGTAATAGACGAAAGCATTAAACAAAAGTTTCGTTTATCTAGAGTGTTTGTCATCTCTGTCATTGCTTTGCCTCCGCCCAGCTTCGTGCCGAGTGGCAAGAAACTTTTAATGTGACTCCCATGATATCTCTATTATGACCCATGGCGGTGATTAACGTATTTATTGAGTCTTCCACGCAGTCTTCTGGGGTAATTGCTACAAGTTCGTCGTGAACTTGTACAAGCATTTTTGTTTTTGTGTCTTTGAATGCAGTGTCTACATCAATCATTGCTTGTTTACATATGTCTGCAGCGCTTCCTTGAATGATCGCGTTGATTGCTTGCCGTTGCGCCCTAGAAAACAATTCAGAAGAACGTGATGTGAGGTCAGGTAATCGCCTACGGCGACCACTCAGCGTGGTTACAAATCCTTTTTTAGTAGCTGTAGCTATTGCTACCTGTTTCCATTTAGTAAGTCCCGCAAAACTTTTGTAATATGACGCCAGCAACTCGTCTGCGTGTTCGGGTGTAACGCCAGTAACCCTAGCAAGTTTGTTGGAACCACCACCGTAAGCGGTAAGGAAGTTAACGCCTTTGCCGATTTGTCGTTCTTCTGAAGTTACATCTTCAACTTTCTTTTTAAAGACGGCGGCGGCTGTTGCAGAGTGAATGTCTTCATTGTTTTTAAAAATCTGAAGTAGACGTGGGTCTTGACTAAACATAGCCATAACTCGTAGTTCAATTTGATCGTAATCTGCTACAAGCATAGTGAAGCCGTCTGGAGGTACAAACAATTTTCTAATGCTGGAATCACGAGGAATGTTTTGCAGGTTAGGAGAGGAAGAAGACAAACGCCCGGTGGCTGTTCTGTGCAAATTAAAAGACGGGTGCAATTTGTTGTTGTTTAATTTAGGGAGTAACCCATCTACATACGTGTTCTTTAGCTTTTGGGTTTCGGACCACTCAAGTAAGAGTGGAATAACTGGATGCTTACCCCGAAGACTTTCCAGAGACTCTGTGTCTACTGATGGTGCGCCTTTTGGTGTTTTCTTGGTGGGCTTTAAACCTAACCCACCATCTCTCTTTTTGTTAAATAAAAACAACTGCTTGTCCTTATTTGAATCTGGATTGAATCCAGGGTAAGCAAACTCTGATAAAAGTAATAACGTGTCGTTTAACTTTGTGTCTAGCTCCTTGCGTAAATTCTTTAGGTTGTAACCATCTACCGTAATGCCTTCTTGTTCCATATTCATCAGCACTTGCAAGACACTCATGTCTTGCTCCATTACTGGAATTAGTGAAGATTCCGCTTTTAGTTTAGCCATTAGCTTGATGTACAACATCCACGTCCAGCGAGCGTCTAAATGAACGTAACGAGATGCGGCGCCATAGGAAACCGAATCAATTGTTTTTCCAAGCTTTCCTTCTTTGTTGTAAGGAGCATGGTTTCCAAAGTTGTGCAAGATTAGATTAACTAAAGAAAAACTAGGAATATTTTCGTCGCAAATGTGCTGCAACACCATCGTGTCTCTATATGGTCCTGGAGATAGTTCTCCGTAATACTTCTGAATGGACAAAGCGTCAAACTTTACGTTGTGCCCAACTTTGATTGCGGTGCCAAAAAACAATGGACGCAAAGTTTCAAAAACATCGTACCTAGATAATTGCACGGGAGGCTCTGAGTAGACTGCAGGAATGTAGTACTTGGTTTTAGCGGTGGATACAGTTCCGTTCTTGAGAACTTTGCGGTGCTCTAGTGGTGGCAGGGTTGCTCCGTCACCACGCTGTTCGGGAATGAGCACTTCGCCTATCTTGTGTCCCATTGGGATAGCCCATGAATGTCCATGTGTTGCGATACCTAACCAAAACACTTCATTGCGAAGCGGATTAAGAGCAAGGTCCTTTAAGTAGCGTTGACGAATAGCGTCGGTAGACCTTTCAACAACATCTTCACTGGGGTTCTTAAGTGTCGCAATGTGCTGTTTACACTCTTTTTGAAAGTGTGTATTTACATCATCGTGACGCTCAAGAACACCCCGTGATTCAATGTCAAAAGCAAAAGAACCAAAATCCATGACTATGTCTACTATTTGCTTTAGTTCATCAACGGTGTTTACCGTTTTGTACATTAGTTACCTTGCGTCGTTAATCTCGGATGCAATGTCCAAAAGTTCTGAACGTGTTGGTATTGAAATAATTTCAGGTGTGTAGCAGTTGCGCTTAAGCACAGCCATGTCCTCATCTGTGTAACCAACCATTGACCACTCTGACAAGTCACGTTCACGCACCATTTGAAGAATGGTTTGTGTTTGTGCACCCTTGCCAGTTTTGGATACTGCCCAATAGTTTTTAGACAATGGACCTTGACGAGGGTCTGTGTGGAAGTTTTTAAGTTGGTCAATTAAACGAACGCCAACCTCAAATGACTTAACTGATAAGTCTCCCTCTTCTCCAAGTACTGCAATGTTGAAAGCAAACTTAGTTGATGGGCGATTACCTGCGTCACAAAGTGGGCAACCTTCAGGATGATCAGCCAAACAAACAAAAGACTTCTGACCAGCGCGGCCATCAATCCAGTGTGTGCGAAACGATGCATAAGGTTCGTCCTCTAGGAACTTAATAATTTGTGGGTCTTCTGTAACTTTAAAACGTTGAGCAAACGCTGAGGTTGATTCTTGCACTTTTTGTGCTGCACCCCAACCACGGTTGATTACGTTTTTCTTTCCAGGATTAGCCACTGGTGTTTCTACTCGCTCTTTTTGAGTAAGTGATTCTTTCTTTGTTTCAACTTTGACAGGCGAATCAAATTCTACTTCGTCTGTGTCAAAGTCTTCGTCGTATTTATTTGGCATTTGTTTTTGTCCTTTGTGTTTGTGTTTGTGTTTTATTTTTTCCAGTTGTCTTTTATGTATTGCTTTAATTTATTCCAATTATCAGCTGTCACAACTCTTGGGTCTTTGCCCTCAAGTATTGTGTTCACTGCTAACACTATCAAGTCTACCTGCTTTCGTGTGTAAATCCTCCTACCTTTTGCTTCTACCCCAGGAAGTTGCCCACGGTTTGGTGGGGCGGTTCTGTATATGGGTTTAGGAATAATTCCCTTTGTTTCCCACGACCTTACCGTCCCTGTTTTCTTACCTAACACTTTGGCTAGTTGCCCAATTGTAAACACTTCAACTCGTTCGCCTTTAATTACGTAGTGAGAAGATTTGACGCCAAAAAAAGGGTCATCAAGCTTTTTAGGCTTGCGTGTAGTCCTGTTCTTTGGTGGACGTTTTCCAGGGTAGTCCTCTATACCTTTAGTGCCCACGTTTCCTTCTCAACATAAAATGATTTAACTTTTTCTTGGATATCGGCACTGTCCCATGCTAGACCAAGCAAACGGTCTTCGCTAATGGTTTCAATAACTTCTTTAACAGTGTCCCAAAAACCGTTTTCTTTTGCCCAAGCCTCTGCAGCAGATGCGTTAAACGTTTTGGAAATACGGCGTTCTCTTTTAATCTCACACGCCGGAAGGTTGATCCACAGGTTTCCTTTTTCGTCAGGCTTACCGTGTGCTTCAAGAACTTCTGTCAATTCTTTTTTAAAACCGTCTAAACGTTTTTGTGTTGCTTCCAACATGGTTTTGTGGTTTTGAAATTCGCTAACAAGTTTACTAACGTACGCTTCATCTAAAGTTGTTTCGGGTTGTTGTCTAATAATTTTACTCATGTCATACCTCGCTGTGTGCTATGAAATCGGATAGTGCTCCCAAAGTAAGTTTATAGTCGCCCTTGGTGTCATATCCACCATCTATAAACGCTTTGTTAATATTTCTTTTTTCTTGTAACATTTCGTATTGTCGTTCTTCAATGCTACCTTTCATAACAAATGAAACAACGTTTACGTGTGGAAATTCCGAAGAGAGTCTAATAATTCGGGCTTCTCTTTGGTCAAGCTTACCTGCTGACCAAGGGAGGTCATATGAGATTAGGTAGTTGGCAACAGGTAGGTCAACGCCATACCCTCCAGCGTCTGATGACAAAAACAAACGAATTTTAGGGTCTTGCGAAAACTTTTGTTTGGATTCATCCCGGTCTAACATAGTCATACCGCCCATAAACAACACGCTTTGCGTTATGTGTTTGGTTGCTTGTTGTATTAACCGTAAGTTTTCTTTAAAGAACGAAAACAACACAACTTTGTTGTTTGGCGATTGTTCCAAAACATCTGTAATGTATTGCACTACTGCTTCTAACTTTGGAGTTCCTGACGTCGGCGGTAAAATTCCTTGGTTAATGAGTTTGTTTGCGTACTCACTTCCGTGGTCGGTGGATGCGTCGGCGTACATTTTTGCTGACCAATGTACAAGTTCTGGGTTGTCACAAAACATACGCAAAACAATTAACTTAGACATAATGTCGCCTTGCGCTTCTTTGTTTCCAGACGACCCGTAATAGTGACTCCAAATATCAAACCCTCTACCTGTTTGAGAAATGGCTTTTTGAATTGAGTTCAACAAATCGTTTGCAATTTTCCGATAAACCACAGCACCCGCTGTGTCAAAGGGTACGGGTATAACTTGTTGTATAACTTGTGGAAGTTGGTCGGCAATGTCTTCTCGCGTTTTGCGAATCATTATGCCTTCCATGCTCTTGTGTAACTGTTTTAGGTTACGGTAACGACTTGGCTTACCAAACCTGTCTCGTACAATAAAAGTTCTATCAAAAAGATCAACTTTTCCCAATATTTTTGGGTCTACATATTCCATAATAGAAAACAATTCTTCAGGGCGGTTTTCAATAGGCTGACCAGTCAATGCAAAACGGTAATGGTATCTTTTTCCAATTCGTTTTATTAACCGAGACCGTCTAGCTTTTGCTGATTTAATTATGGTGGCTTCATCAACAACCATTGCGTCAAACGTATGTTTTTCAAAATCAGCCAAATCATTTTTCAAAGATTCTGAGTTAATAATTACATAGGTAGCGCTAAGGGATGCTCTCCATTGTTTTTTTCTTGTGCTTATAGTGCCGTCCACAACCATGCATGAAGAATCAGTAAACTTTTTAATTTCACGTTCCCATTGATACTTTAGAGATGATGGAACAACAATTAAAGTTTTCTTTATTTCACCCTGATCTTTTAGTGTTTCTAATGCTGCAAGTGTTGTAATAGTTTTACCAGCGCCCATGACTAACGCCAGCAACATCTGCCCACGGTCCGTCATAGCTTCAGAAGCTTCTTGTTGAAACGGGTACAGGTTGCCCTTAAACATGCAACCACCACGGGAAAATTGACGCTTGAGAAATAGATTCATAAACCTCAGCGTCAGTCATGTCACCAATATCTTTTGCATCCGTGTGGGAATACTTTGCCCAAAGAACTGGGGTCCTAAATGCAGGCAACTTATCTTTTAATTTTTGAGCTGCTGCAATACCTGCAGAATCATTGTCCAATGCAATAACTAACTTATTTACATGATTAGCAAGTAATGAAATTTGTGTTTTGCTGATGTGCGCACCAAACGATGCTAGCCCGCAACAGCCATCTATTGCTGTGTGTATCCGCACAACATCAAGTGGAGACTCAACCAAAATGCAAGTATCGCAATCTGCTTTGTCTAAACCAAACAGCGTGCTTGATTTAGAAACCCCTATTGGGTAATTCAAAACTTTAGTTTTAGATTTGGACTGCCATCCAAGCAATTCGCCAAGTGGAGACACAATTGGAATAACCCATGCTTTTGTTGTCTTGTCCCAACGTACGCCATACCGACGTACTGCTTCTCTGTCTAGGTTCCTGCTTGCTAACAAGTCATCGGATGGCACAGAAAACTTACTGAACGCCATCCAATCTACAATTGGTGGGGGTGGTTCAACCACTACTGGGTTACTTAACCTAGTTAATCCGTTGTGTATTAAAAACTCATGAACAGCAACAATAGAATCTGGTTCACCTGTTAGTTCTGAAACAAGATGAGAGAGTGTACCTTTAGCGCCACATGAATAACAAATCCATAAACCATTAGAAGCATTCATTGACCACGACGGAGACCTGTCGGCTTTACCAGTTCTGTTTGCATGCACTGGACATCTAGCAGAAATTTCTGTATCGCCAATGCGAAGAACGTCAACGCCTAAACTTTTTAAGACATCTGCTAGATCAGTAGTACCATGAATCGCTGTCATCATCGCCATCGTCCTCTCCTACTTCTGTAAAGTCCATGTTCTTCCAATCCCAGTTAATACGAATTTCACCTAGGGGTGCTGAGCGAGCAAGCACTACACGAATGATTGATTGGTTGTCAATGTCAGGGTCTGACTCAACACCTATGATGAGGTCTGAGTCTTGGGCAAACGAAGATGTGTAGCCGATAGAGTCGGCAGTAATCTTGCGAGACTTTTTATTACCAAGTTTCCAAGACAGGACCTGAGTGGTGCCAATAACCGGAATGTCTGCGTTTTGCGCCAAACGTTTTAAAGACCTGGTGATGTTTGTAAGCGCTTGTGGAGAACCCTTTGGCTCACCATTCTCGTCGTCCATTAGATACACACCGTCAACAAACAAGATGTCAGGTTTAAATTCTTTTACTTTTGCAGCAAGCGCACTAACTGTAGTCAACGATGATGTGTCTTCAGTTACAACAAATGGGTGCATGTTTTTACGCATGCGTAGTGTGTCGGAAATCTTTTGTAACTCGTTATCCGTAAGTGAGCCACGCAAGATGTTGGTATAAGCAACTTTAGAAACAATTGCGTCGTATCGTGCTGCTTGCTCTTCCGCAGACATCTCAAACGAAACAAACAATGGCGCTTTACCATGAAGGTGAGCAGCGTTGGCCATGATGAGAGTCATTAGTGACTTACCTTTTTTGGCTTCACCTACAAACGTAATTAGTTGCTGTGGTCTAAAACCGGATGTAATTCTGTCTAAACCAAGTAACCCTGTGGGGATTCCTCGCAAGGCGTTAGGTGTGCTTTGCAGTTCTTTGTACTTGCTTATTCGTGCTTCCCACGTTTCAATCAAGTTAATATCCCGCAACCGTGCTGTTTCAGCAGATGCTTTCTGAACGCCTGTCGTGAGATCAAGTAATGCTTTAGCAGTATCGCCAGCTTCCAACGATGGCATTGCAAGAGCCATTGCTTCTAACAAATTACGATGGCGATACGCTCCGTAAACTTCATCAATTAGTGCTGTAAAGGGTTCGTCTTCGGCGGTGATTAACCGAATGTCCCCAAACTCTTGACTCAGTGCTCGCTTGGAGGGAACTTCTCCGTGATCTCGCCAAAAAGTTAAAGTCCACGCCCAAACTTTGGACCACTCTGCAGTGAAGTGGTCTTCTTTAATTCCAGCTTTTAGCGCAACAGTTAAATCTTTAGTCTGAATTACTTTGCTAATTAAGAGGTGCTCAGCACTAGCCATTAGGCAGACCACGCAGTCTTGGGCGTAACCACCGTGGACCTGATTCCAATAATCTTTGCTTGCTCTTCATCTGCCGTATACACCTTCTGTATTGACGGAAAAAATCTAAGGTCGTATGCTAACTCTTCAATAGATTTAAACGCCGTGACCGTTGTTGATATCCCTTTTCTGCTTAACCACTTCTCAATGCTGTCAACAAGATAGTCGGGCAACAAGGTATAAACAACTATCCCCACGTTATATCTGTTAATTAAATCAATTGCATGCTTAATTGGAATCTCGTTAGTCTTCCACAAAGAGATGTAATGCCCCCAATTTTTACTAACAAGATCAGCGCGTGCTCTAATTTTTATTAACCCTTCTGGCTCTGAAGCCAAGACCCCCTCAAACATAGTTGCTTGAGAAATTGGCGCAAAAGCTGCTAAATCATTCCCCTGCATACTGTGGGTCCAATAACCTGTAATCTTTTCCTAGAAAAGGCAAGACGCAACAGCATTCGCTAAGGATAGATTTGACACGTGGTCCATAGATATCACTTAAACGCGATAATGGAATTTCACTAGTAATAATTGTAATCAGTTGTTGCTCGTAGCGGCTGTTCAACATAGATGTAATTGTTTTTTTTGTAAAGTCAGTCATCCGTTCTGAACCAAGGTTGTCTAAAACTAGAATGTCATAAACGGAATTAATGTACTTCAGCATGTGCTCGTCTGAATACATGTCCGACAAAGTGTTGTCGGGATTCATCTCGTCGTATGACGCTTCAACAAATTTTTCAGCCGTAATAAAAAAACCACTAATTGGGTGAGTTAACAACAGCTCCCGAAGCAACCCACACGCAACATGCGTCTTGCCACTTCCCGAACCGCCAAAAAAATACAAGCCTTCTCCGCACTCTCTGTTGTGCTGAATGTTGTCCATCCACTGACCAACATATGTAATTACGTCGGGACTACCTAAATCTGTGTTGTAATCCTCTAAAGTTTTTTTAATAAAACGTTTAGGTATGTGTGCGTTCTTTAACCGCTCTTCAGGTTGTCTATTGCGCCAATACTTTGCGGAATGCCATTCACTCATGGTTACCTTTTCTCAATCGTTTGTCAACAGTGTATTCGGAGTAATCGTACTTTGTCAAAGGAGTATCTACTTTTTTCTTTAATGAATCTAACCGAGATGCAAACCCTTTCCAAGTCGGTACATCTTGTGGCAATGGTGTTTGTCTAATTTCATGTGCAAACACATCAATCATTTTATAAATTTGATCAATACTTATTCCCTTGTCTTGCAGTCCTTTAAATATTTTCATTAAAGCCATGCCGTTAACTGGCGCGTTTAAAGTCATGTTAGTACTGACTGTGGTGTCCTTAAAATAATTAACCAAACCAGTCGTTGAACTTTTCTTTTTGATTACTGGTTTACTTGCTGGTTCGTCAGCACCTAGTGTTTTGCCGCCCCAGTCATCAATCATTAACCAAACTCTTTTTACCTTTGTCAACAATGTACTTCACTCTAATTTTTTTACCGTTCTCAATAGGCACTAATGACAGTTTAGGTACGAGCACTTCTTTACCTTTGTCGTTCATTTCTTTTTCGTTGTATTCCCACATCCATCGCATACCTTTACCCATGATTAACACTCCCGTCGTTAAGTTTTCGTTGTCGGTCCCACCGACTATCGGTTGAGTATAGGTCTAAAGTTTTTATTTTTACTTTTGCCCTTTGGTTTTCATTCTTATTATATTTGTTCTTTCTTATTTGGGTGTCACTGGTGTCACTCAATATGAGTGTCCGTGGTGTCACTACAGGGGTGTCTCTGGAGTCACTACTAAATACCCCAGTGTCACTAGAGTCACCACTATTAAGCAAGGCTTCTGCGTCAGGAGTATTGTACGTAATTACGTACAGATTAGGCATGTTTTTACCGTGTCTGCCCATCTTCACAATTTTGCGGATGACGCCAATCTCAACCAAACGATGCATAGCCCTGATTACTGTTCTACGGCTATAGCCAGTATCTCTTGCCAACACGTCATAGGTTGTGGATAAAGTTTGGTTATGTGTGTTCATATAACCAATTGCACAAGTCAGAACATGCAAAGCTACAGAATCACCTTTCATGTACTTGACAACCCAAGTAGGTATGGAAATCCAAGGACCTCCTAATTTTGTACTCTCGCCTGGATTTTTCTTTTTCATATAGTTGCATCCTCTCTGTTGTTCATGTTATGCTTTACTCAAACAACGGTTCCCTTCTCCCGTTGTTTATCGCGAGTTAATTTAACTGCGCGAGGTTCACTTTGTGGCAGGGGCGTTGGTTTCCCTTCTTACCGACGCTCTTGCCGTGAACTACTTGGATAGATACTCCAAAATAGTTGTCTTGTCTCCAAATACAGTTTTAGCCTGTTCGCCATTTATCTCAGTAAGCACCCAAGTGCTTTTAAAGAGGTCTATGTTAGGTTCTCGTGTAGGGGGAAGGGTACTTGTTTTTGACGCATCCTGGGGCTTCCTAGAGGCCTCTGAGGGCGTATCTTCAATAGGTTCCCCAACTGTTAGGGGTACTAAACCATTACACAGGTCTAAAGTCTCCATACCTTTTTGATTAGCCGTAAGAACAATGTCTTCTACAAATTGTGTAGGTTGATTTAGGGTGGCAATTTCGTCCCACAAAACAAGTACTGTGGCTTCTGGGTAACTGTCCAAACTATCCTCAACAAGATTTTTTACTTCTACAACTCGGTTTGCGGCACCCTCAACAAGATGGTGAACCTTGGTGTCAGAATGAACTACGGTAAACGACGCTGAATGCTCTATAAGCCAATCGTAAACCCTACTTTGACCATCGGTTGGTTTACCTGTCCATAGAATTATGAACTCTTTTGTGGTCAATGCCACATCATTTAAACCAGTTTCAATTACATTCGCACTTGCGTTACCCGTGCCTGCAATGAGGTAGTACCTAGACTTCTGCATGTTGTCCTCCTACTTTAAAGACTTGTGATGTGCCATATCTCCTAGATAAGTCAGACAGCGTAGCACTGTGTGGCAGACACCAGCAAGTGTTGCAATAACTAAACCGCCCAACCAAATATTGTCTGCGCTAATAATGAACGAAGCACCATACGAAACGATAACCCCAGCTAAAACTTTTACCCAAGGCATCGCTTCTTTTGGTAAAAGCAAATCAATTATTTGTAACAGTTTGTAAACGGCTAGTGCACAAATTATATAGTTCATGTTTTTCCTGGAATCCAATCAAATTCAGTGGTACCTAAAGTTGTTGCTACATCTATAAGCATAGTGACTGGCAGTAGCTTTGGCAACAAATCCAAAATAGTTTCTTGAATTTTTGTTCGGTTTGTAGAATACGTAGAATACGAAGCATACTGACTACCATTCCACCCATAGTCTGCTTTATTGTTTTGATAAACGAACCCACCAAACACGCTATCTCCGTTAAAGAAACTTCCGTAAATGTTTGGCTCAACCATCCACCTAGAAATAACGGTAGATGTACCGGCTGGTAAATCAAAAATAAGAACTGGATATCTTGTGTCGGTGGTGCTTAGTGTTGGTTTTAAAATTACTTTTCTACCAGTGGGGCTTAGGTTAGTCGGAAGCACTTGAGAACTTTGGCTAGTTGTAGCCCAATTTGACCAAGCTGTATCTGCCGAAGCCCATTGAGCACCACGTATCGTTCCAGATCCCGTAAGTTGCACAGAAGACCAGTATTGGGTTCCTGCTTCTGAAGGCACAGCAACTTTAGACACGAGAGCAAATTGTCCTGACGTACCGCCTGAGTTAGTGACAGTAATATACTCATTTGTTTTTGATTGGGTGATGGAACCGCTTTCAGTTGATAAACTCCATTTTTTAGAACCAGACGTAATAACAAACAAAGAGTCAGCTACAAGGTTTGCTCGTTCAGCGTGTACTCTAAAAGTGTAACGAGGATTGGCTGTTGATTCAACAACATCAACTCGTGAACCCGTGAGCGCCACAAGGTATTGTTTGAACGCATCTAGAGTTCCTTTACGTTGTCGGTAATACGTAATGTCTTTAATAATTTCTCTAATTCGTGATGTTCCAACATCTTGTGGGGTTACTTCTAGCCCCACCAATTTAGACAGTTGCTCAATACTTTCTGTTTCTGTTTCTTCAGGGTCATATTGAGAAATAACCGATTGCAACAAAGTTCTTGTCTTGTTAAATTCAAAACCAAAAATGTCAAAAAAACGATACAGGTACCCACGAGACAATCCAGATGGGTCAGTTGTTGCTCCTGCAGTATCGGCTATTCGGTAGTAAGCAGGAATGCGATCCCACAACTGATCTGTTAACCCGTAATCTTTTGGCACTAACTCTTGTAATGTTGCAACTCTTTCATACCAGTTTACTCCAGACGCACCAACACCACTTTGATTCCAATACAAAAATAATGAATAGTACGCCCATTTACCAGTTGGAACACTTTGGTGCGAGACAGCATATGTTGTATCGTTGTACGCTTGGGTTTTAACAATAACGCCATCGGCAACAGTTTCTGGTGCGCCAGTAGATGAGTAGACAACTACAACTGATTGAATGTTAGAAACACCAACGGCATTGGTGCTGGGGTTTTTTAACTCAAAAGGAGACCAGCTTAAATTAACAGAAGAATATGTTGTTGCTGTTGCATTAAATTGCGCGTTTGTAAAAGCGGGTATTGCTGCAATAAACCCGTCAGCTCGCAGAGCACTATCAGCATCAGACCTTGTTAGCCCAGCAGGTGCATCCGTGTCTGTACCACGAACGTAAGAGCCAAAGGGGTTAGCGTCTGGACTTGCGACTAGGTCAACGCGACGAACTCTAAAAGATTTAAAAGCCATTAGACGGAGGCAATTCCACCAGTGACGTTAACTGTTAATTCTGTTAGTAACAATAACGCATTTGCAGATGCTTGAACACCTTGAACATTGGGGCTAAGGCTTGCTGTGTCTATAACCGCGCTGCTTCCAGTTGTAAATTTTGTTATGTTTACGTAGTCCACACCGGGTACTGCCAGAATTGTTCTATACAACGCTCCTAGTGTTATGGTTTGCCCAAAGAAAACTTTGTCAAAAACAAACAATTCTTTAATTGCGTCTTGAACTGCTTCTTGTGTGCTTGTTTGAACAAAGTTGGTTAGTACGGAAACCGCACACGTAATTTTGGCAGAAGACAAAGCCACTGAAGGCATTACAACAGAATTAACTCCAACAATTTCTCTGGGAGAAATATATTCGTAGACAAGATCTCTTGCGTGAGTGTCTAACGTAAGGGGGCTAGTTGTGGGGTTGGACGTCAATAGTCCGTCGTAAACATCAGGAGTAATCAAAGCATAAAGTTTAACTTGAGCATTTTTAAATGTTGCAGTTGTTGTAACAGCAACGGATGAAACGGTAGAACCTGTACGGCTATAAGTAAACGTTGTAGAAGTAGGTGTGCTTGCGACAGCGTAAGTTCCATCAAAAGTATCGTCAACACCAAAAATTGCAACATATTCGCCAACAGACAATCCGTGGGCAGCACTTGTGGTTAGTGTAGCCACTGTTGAGCTTTTGGCTTTGTTAGTAATTACACCCTGTTTGGCAGTTGCAGATGCTACAACTTCAGATTTTGCTTTAACTATTCCTGGAACGCGCAAGGTTAACTCTTCGTAATCGGACAAAGACACGGCTCTATCTTGTGACCTAAATGATGTTGGGATGTTGTTTTTTAACGATGCAATGCTTTCAGAATCTGAACCACCAAAAGCTCTGGTGGCGTTTGGTGTAATTACTATGCCATCATATGCGGGTCCAAATGCGTTAGTAAGTGAAGCAAACGCGTTAACAGAGTTTGCTTCAACGTTCCCCGCGGTACCCCGACTTCTACGGTAGTCAATGGTAACTATTGCGTTTGTTGTTGGAATTTTTCCGTGGATTGCATTACCAAAACTAAGTTCTATTTCGTCAGTAGCTTTTATTCGTGCAGTAAAAACCAAATCTGAACTTGTGCTTTCTATAAAACGATCAACTCGTCCATAAGAAACGGCTGCTCCATTAAGGCCTTCTGCAACGCTTACTGTAATTGAATCTACAACTACACCTAATTTTGCTAACGTAAACTTTTGAGAAAGAGCACCGTTGCTAGTAAAAGTTTCAGTAAACAATTCTCCTTCAGTTACTTGTAGTGTTGCAACAGTTGCTTTAGGGTAAGTTGTGTACCCATTAATAGCTGTACCATCTGCATTAAACGCAATAGAAGTGTTTGATGTAAACACAACGTCTTCGGCGGTGCTAATTAATGGACGAGCAACAAACTTTGTGTTAGCGGGAATTAAAATTGGAACAGCGTTAGTTGCTACTGATGCCGCTGCATTTAAAGTAATGCTGGTTTTAGCAGGAGTTCTTCCGTGAGGCAGATAGTCCAAAAGACTTGCGATAGCCAATAACGATGACCGACGGGTTGCTGTGTCTAGAAAAGATTCTTTTGCTGCTTCGTCTAAATAATAATGAAAGATATCTCCCATGTATGCAACTAGGTCAACAAACAAAATACCAAAATCCGAACTGTCACGAGATGTCCATTCGGGCAAAACTTCAGATGCTCTTGCGAGTAAATCGGCGCGGATAGAGTTGTAGTCTCTGCTGGTGTAATCAAATGCGGCCATAGTTAAAAGTCCTCGCTAATGTCTGTTGGTGTAAAAATATCAAGAGTCACTTGTTGCTTTCCAAAAGTTGGTATTACATAATCTACGCTAAGAGTAACAGTAGAAAAACCCGTGGCTGTTTCAGTGGGGGTTAACCTTAAATCTAAAATTTGAACTCCAGAAACGTGTTGCCGTAGCCCGTCTAAAGCATCTAGCTTAAATTCTTCAAAAAACAAAGAATCGTAGTTTTCAAAAATTAAAGCATTAGTATTTGCCCCGTACGCCGGAGACATAGCGTGCTCAAACGTAGATGTGCTTAAGTAATCTACAATTTTTTGTTTTACCTTTTTTTCTAACGTGTCCAAACGAGTAAGACCTCCTGACGGAGATATCTCTAAAGGAACTTTTAACATTGACATAATTTCACACCTATGCTTAGAATATTTGCCCTGAAAAAATGACCTGGTCATTATCTACAGAACTACTTGGGTTAACGTTAAGAATAAACACATTTGCGTAGTCATCGCCGTCAGTTGCTACAACAACTTGTTCTCCAACCGCTGGAACGGACCAAACGTTGGTTGCTTGGTTTGGTTTTCTACCAATAAATGATACATCTAAAACAACGTTGGATTCAAATTTAGACGGTATTCGTACTTTAATTTGGCCTGTGTCTTCGCTAGAATAAGACACAACAGCCCTATTAATTAGAGAATTAGTAAACATTGGCTAACTCCCTTTCAGTTTGCCAAAGGTTGTTTGACAAGCGAGAAGACGGGGGAAGCATATACCCAAACCCTTTACCAGAAGATAAACCAGATCCATTAGTTGAGTCGGTTTTTAGTTTAAGTGTTGTAATGTAATGTTTAGAGTTAATCTCATGACGAGCTTCTTCAATAATCCAGTAGCCGTCAAAAGCTGAATTGTAAGATTGCACTTTTGCTAAACGCCCCGGCATAGCTGAAGACACACCTATAACTGTGGCTGTAGCCGTCATTGGGTATGTTTTTCTTGTGTACTGCCGTAAAGCTTGTTCTAAATCGTTTTTAGAAACAGTGTTTGTTGTAATTTGATGCGTGAACCTTGCAGCCAACTTAGATCCCAAACCGCTGGCGCTGTTTTCAACCGAGGTGTAGGTGTTTTCTTTTCCAAGGTTGTCTAGTGAGTTAAAGACGTAAGCAGAACTTTGTCCATGAGGGGTAACATCTCCAAAAAATCCTTTAAATTCATAAATGTTTCCTGCTCGCCGTTCGGTTCCTTTACTGTCTTCTAATGTGTATAAAACTGTTTCAGGCAACCCGCGGTAATATGACGAATAATCATCGTAAACTGTTATGTGCGTTCCGTGCGTAGTTACCGAATAACCTAATTTGCTGCAGGCGGTTATTAACATTTCCCAATCGCTTTTTTGATTTTGGCTTAAAGTATCAAAAACATAACTGTTGTTAGGAACAGAATATGAAAGTCCATATTTGTTTGCAAAGATTTCAACAATTTGTTTGATAGTTTTGTTGGTGTAAACAGTACTTCGCACAGTCTTCATTTGGTAGCTACTGCCAAAGCAAACTACTTTAGCCATTTGAATTAAAGACCCGTTAGTAATTCCCATTCTGGTATTGGCTTCAATTTCTACATAGGCAACATACCCAACAAAATCTACTAAATTGGATTCGTTGTTGCCAAACATAATCCTAACTGGGAGACCAACATACGAAGTAACTGCTACCCCAGGAAAGCCTGCGTAAGTTATTGTTGCAATGTCGTGTTTGTTTTCAGAAAAAGTTAAATCTACAACTGCAATTTGAGATGGGGGAACTTCCCCACCAACCACAGTTACATCTAAAACAGGCACTTCGGGAAACGCATTTGAAAAAATCATACAGGAATTCTTATTTTGTCATTAGGTGCTAGATCTAATGAAAACTCTATTTCTGGATTTAAATCCAATAAACGCCAATGTTGGGAACTGTCTCCATAGATTTTGGCAGCTAGTCCTTCAAAGGTATCTCCTGGGCGCACAATGTACATTTGGTAAGCCAGTTGTTGTGCGGGTTTGCGTTTAGCCAAAGTTTTACCGTCGGTTTGTAGTTCTTGGCTGAAGGTGTATCTGGATGTTGAGTAGATGGCCATAGTTAAGTAGTCGCAATCATTGTTGCTCCAAAGATACTGTGGTTGGTGCCAACAGGCTCTGGGTCAAGTTTAAACTTTTGTTTAGAAACGTAGTCTGAACCATAACGTTTTGCTGAGATTGTTACTTCTAATTGAAAACGAAATTTTTCTTCAATAAATGGTCTTTTGTACGTAGGGGACGTTGGGGGTGAAAAAGTCCATTTAGCTTTGTTTTGTGCAACGTCACCTTCGGCACCTTGTAGCCACCAACGATCTTGCCGCCCAAAGTTGTTTACATCTTTAAAGCCTCCTCCTGAAGCCGTTATAATTAGCGGAGAAGATGGAGTACCCCATTCTTTTAAGTCAAATAATTGACCACCAGTCTCAAAATCAGACGGAACAGCTTTTCGGCCCATAGCTCCAGCGGGGACGTTGACAACGCCTGTCTCACGATTATTTTGTAGGTCTAAAGCAAAAAAGTGCCAAAACATTTTAATTTTTGCTTCCCAAAACCAAGTAACTTCTCCACCATTAGCACTGGTGTACAGTTTGTAAAATTCTTCTCCAACAGGGGAGGTTAATGACATTAACAAATTACTGTGAAAAACACCACTGGTGAACCCCTGTGTTCCTGTAAGAAAAATAGCGTTTTTTGGAATAAGGTCTTCGTTAAATTTACAAGTCTTAAAGAAATTATCTATTCCTGCTTGTGTGTTTTTAAGTATGGTTCCATCTTTTTCCACCACGGTTACTTCGTCAGGTCCAGAACCACCACTATTCAAAGATAAAGGAGTGTCTTGAGTTAACATTGTTTGATCTTTAGCAAAGCCAATGTACAAAGCTTGAACGGTCAAATCAACGCGGCATTGAGTTGGAATGTAGTTTTTTGAAAATTTGTGAAAGTTAACAGAACTACTTGTGATAAAGCCTTCAATCATCATCATGCTAGATAGCATTATGCGCACTGGTGTAGGAACCAAAAACGCCGTGTTACCTAAGTTGGGGTTGGTGGCGGCATCTTGCGTCCAATATTCAACCTTTTTATTTTCCTTAGCTAGGACATCTTGTGCTTGTTTTTGTTCTTCCGCCGTTGCAGTGCTGTCTTTTGCCGTGGTCGCTGCTTGGGAAGTACTAATAGTATTTAAAATATTAATAGTCTCAGTGCTAATTCCTTGACCGATTACCCCGTCTAACACCATGATGTCTGCAAGAACTCCAATACTACAAACCCATTCTGGTTGGTAATCTCCAGTAATAAATTTGGATACATTAAATTCAAGTTCCTTGGGGCTTCTAAGGTTTTTGCTTTGAGACAGGATGCCAAGTGATCCAGGTATAAATTTTCCAGAGGCCACTTCTGCTTCTCGGTTAAACATTAATGTTATGTTGTAGGTTGATTGCCCTGGGATTGGAACAGAAAGTTGGGCCGGGTCTTGATTAAAAAAGAATTGAGTGTCCGTTGATTGTGCTCCCACAGTGCGCACTATTGTTTCTGGTTGAAATTGAAAGTTACAACGGCGTCCTGTAATAGATTTTGCTTCAGGTCCCATCTTTGAATAGAACTCATTTAATCTACGTATGTAACCACGTTTAGGTCTGTAGGTTTGGTTAGTTGTTGCAATTTTAATTGTTGGACCAGGAAAAATAAAAGGTGGGTTATCTAATGAAGTACGCGGAGGTTCATTTAAGGTGTTAGTAAGAGTGGCTTTAACTATTGAGCGTTCTGTAGAATCTGCGGTGCCTGTTGAGATGGGTGCAATATTAATCGCTGCTGAATTTTTAGCGATGTTTCTTTTCCTTGTGTCTTCTGGGTCTACAGCCACTACACACTCCTTAGTAATTCTCGTTTAAGGTTGTTGTCCAATAACCTAGCTAATTCCAACGCCATCTGTTGTGCGTCTGATGCGGTACTGCCAGACGATGTTACATAAATGTTTGGAGCAATAGTAACAGTTGTTGCTCCACCGACGGTGACGTTTCCACCACCACGAGTTGGTTCAGCAAAAGTAGGGTCGCCAATGCTGTCAATGCCTACAGCCTGAGCTGCAGCTATTGCTTTAGGCATTCCTTCAGCAGTGTTGTGCATAGGGTCTCCATCAATTCCCCAGTGCTTAATACCCTGCCCATCTCCAAACAAAATGCGAGCAGCTTTAATATTCATAAGTGGATCAAACAATTCTTCGTTACTTGATAACCCATAGTGACCTCTGCGAACAGGCCCAAGGTTTCCTTTCATGTTAATTTGAAATAAACCAAATGAATCTTCTACGTCATCGTTTTTGCGCACACCAGGTTGCCATCGTGATTCTCGGTAAGAGATTGCCAACATTTTTGCAATTGCTTCTTTAGGAAATTTTCTGCGCAACATTATTTGTGCCATCTCTACTGGGTCCATTGTGCCCGACACACCAGAACCTTTAGACGTTGGGGTAGAGCTAGGGTTTTCGTTTAACGCTGCACTTGACGAAGTATTACCACCTACGCCACCACTCATTGCGTCATATTGCGCACCAGCGCCCACAATACCCGCGATTGATGTTTGATTAAATGTTTCTATTGCACCAGCAAGTGATGACCCATTAATTACTTTATCGCCAACAACGTTTGTACCTTCTGGACCACCAGTTGATGAATCAGTCCCCACCTCACCCTTAGATGTGCCTGGTGGATGTCCAAATTTAGAACCTTGTTTTTCCCACTCGTAACGAGAGTCTGGAAGTTCGGCTGGTTGAACGTGCCAAGGTTCGTTTAAACCATCAATTGTTTTTAAACCAAATTCGTGGGCGTGTTTAGCAACCCAATCAAAATCGCCTACTAAGTCTGCGGCTAAACCTACTTCGTGCATTGACCTTCCTGGAGGAGCAACTGTTGCACCAGAGTGGCGTTTGTATTGTTTGCCTTTGTATGTTGCGTCACCTTTACTACCATCAGTTACTTCTGAGTAACGTGACAAAAACAAACGTTCTTGTTCTGATTCTGAACGGTGGCCTGAGCCAAGGCCGACTGCGGGGTTGGCTTCAAACATTCTTAGCAAGCGATCTCTAAACGTAGAATTTAAATTTCTAAACCCTGCAGTGTTTTGCACTTCTCCTATGCTCTTCCTTTCTGCAGGTTTGTTATACCCGTACAAAATGCTTCCGCCCTTACCGGCTGGGGATTTTGTTGATTTTTCAGGATCACCCATCAAGGCAGAACCACTTGCGATCATTGCTCCGCCAACAGCTAGGGACGCGCCACCAGTAAACGGCGTAAGACCAGCACCAATTGCTGCACCTCCAGCCATCATTGCTATTCCCCCTGCTTTTCTAAGAAGGCTGCCTCGTGAAGAAATGTTTGCACCAACAATAGTGCTTAATCCGTCTTCAAGTTTTCCGAGCGCCTCAGTAACTCCTTGAATGTTTTGTTCAAACTGAGCCAAATTGTCTTTTTGCCTGTTGTAAAAGTTTTCGTCACGTTGTTCTTTTGTTCTAGCAGTTTCTTCGGCTTGAGTTGAAAAATTATCTTCAATGCCCATAACTTTTCGGTCTTTCAAAGTTGACGGATCATACATTGATTTTGACCCAGTCTTTTTTTGAAAATTGTTGTTGGCTTCTGCATAGTCTAAATACTGGTCAACCATGTCTTCAGGAACTCCAGAAGCAAGAAGCATTGCGCGTGTGTTTGACCCTAATTGACGAGCGCCTTTAAGACGATTTGGGTCAGTTAAACCTGTGCGTTGAACAACATCTTGCATTACTTGCATTGATGTCTTTTGTTTTCCACCAAGACCGTACATGCCAGTACCTAACATCATGGTCATGCGATTGTTGGCAGCAGGTCCAGCAAGGGTTGCGGCTTGTTGCGCAAGCTGGTCTGTTCCGATTGAGTACCCTGATAGCGCTCTTTGCGCAGCAAAACCGGATGCGTTTGTTGCAGCATTTATACCAGTTGATGCTTGCAATGCAAGCATCGTATTTATTCCACCGTAGCCCAATCGTTGATTGACCAATGGTTTGCGCATTTGGTCAACGTAGTTTTGTTGTGTTATGCCTTTATTTTGTTGGTAGTAAACACCTAACTTGTCAACAGACAACGAACGATCATAATTAGAATCCATTCTTCGGTTCATTACTTCAAGTGCGGCGGCAACTGCCTGCCCAGCCATAGTTATTCCCATTCCCATTCTTGACGCGGCTGGGAGAGCACCGCCACCTCCACTGGGTTTATAGACCATAGTAGCTGGGGCGGCAGTAAATGTTTGAGTGTTAGTAACTGATGAAGGCATTGTTGGCGTTTGTGTTTTAGGATCACCTAAAGGAAGTGGGTGACCTCCCGCTGGTGTTGTTCCGCCTCCAAGACCTCCTGAAAGTCCTCCTACTCCTTTAATTTTAGTTAAGTTTTTAAACACGTCATTTAGCTGTTTGTTTACTTTAACTAATTGTTTTTCCATGCCTTCAAAGTCTTTGCGCATGTCTGTAACACCCTTGACCAGCTTGGTAACTTGGTCAACGTCAACTTTAAATTTGGCTTTTAGATCACCTAGATTTTTTTCTGCCATCGTTACCCCGATTTTCTCCATTTACTCATGTCTGACCAATAGTTGCGCTGGCGCACGGTCATCAATTTTATATCACTGAGCGAGAAGCCCTTGTAAACAGATGCGATTGAATCGTAGTCCCAATATGTATGTACTATATTAGCCGAATAAAAGGGAGGCCCAATTAAGTGCAATTGGAAAAGGTTTTTCGCAATGGGCACAGAGGGCTTCCACCTCCTTGATTTCTGGGCCAGGTTGTGCTTCAAGCAGTTTGTCAATAATTACAGCACGATCTTTCATGCCAAGTTTTTTAGCCCATTTTTCAACATCTCTTGGTTTTTCTTTGTCATCCCACAAAGCACATCGTGCTATGAGAACCGTGTTTTGTTCAGGGACGCTGTTTGCTTTTTTGCTTACAGCTTGGCTGTCCCCACCTGTTACTAAACGAAATTCTTGTACTTCACCACTACGCAGTGTGACAGATATAGATGCTTTTGCATCTAGTTTTGTTTCTTTTGTAGGAAAACCTTTTAGGTCAATAAGGACGTCGTTTGATTTCTTACAATGAGGACAATTAATTTGGTACTCACGATTATCCCCATAGGTAGCCGTGACCGTTGCCAAAAACAAAGTATCGCGATCTCCTAAAATCAACTCATCAATGATTGATGGGTTTTCGGTTATTTTTGTGTTTCCAACAGACACAACACTTCTCTTTAAAAGTGCTGACATGTACTGGGCGTACAGAAGGTCACCATCAGCATCCAACGCAGCCAAAGCTTCTTCGTCTTCGCCAGTCAGTTCTTTTACTACCGTTGTGGTTTCCCATTCGTTAGTTTTGTCGCTAAAGACCCCACGAAATAATTCAACCGTGGTGTTTGGTGTAAGTTGAATGCGTGGAACTGGGTCAGCCATAGCCGCGTTTATTGCCGCGGCATCATTTTTAGTATTCATTTTGTGCTCCTATGTTGTACGTGTTATTAAGAAGATGCTGCGAGTGTAGTAATTTCTCCTGGACTCCAGGCTATCTGGAAACCTTCATGGTGAATGTTTAACTGTTGAATCATAATGCCGTTGTCGCCAGCGTTAAGGTCGCTAAGTCCATAAGCACCTGGCCAAGCATTAAAAATCTTAAATGCAAGTTTTGGTGTTCCAGGAACTACTGGGCTGGCACCGTCAGTGTTGTATTGGTACTGAACGCCAGTAGCGGTGTACGGATGGTCAAACACTTTCACGAGAATGTTGCAACGATAGTTTGTGCCATCTCCTTGCGCACCACCTTGGATGCCTTCAACTCCGCCGCCAAGCCATGCGTGCATAAAGCGTTGCCACTTGTACAACGAGTCTTGTTCAGCAAAAGCTCCACGTGCAAACGAGATTGGTGGGAAGTCCGACTGACCGACCATCTTGTGAGGGTGTGTATTCATCCCACCTTCACGATAGGCAATCAATTCGTTTTGAACTGAAAGGCCGCCCATTTGGGCAAAACCAAGATCGCCAATTCCTGTAGTCATGTTTCTAAGTTCATCGTCAAGTGGAACAAACTTAACCGTAAACTTAAAATTACGAAGTGGATCTGTTCTTGTCGTTTTTACAGAATTAACTGCCATGTTTATCTCCTATATTGAAGTTGCTGTTGATCCGCCAGTGAACTGGCTGATATTAATTACAATAAATTCTGCTGGAGTTTGCAAAGCGACACCAACTTGAATGTTTACTATTCCGTTTTCTACTGATTGTTCCGAGTTGTTTGAACTGTTACATACTACATAAAAAGCTTCACCCGTTGTTTTTCCCTTCAAACCACCAGATCCCCAGAAGGTTGTAAGTAGTGAAGTAATGCGAACCGTAAGATCTTCGTATAGACGAGCGTCATTAGGCTCAAACAAAGCATATGCAGTTGAGTCTTTAAGTGCTTGCTTAAGGAAGTTAAGTGAACGACGAACAGTAATGAATTTTGTGCTTGCGTTTCGTTGTTGGGTACGGGCGCCGTTAATGATGGCGCCAACTCCAGGAACGATAGAAAACACGTTCATTTGCTCAGTCTTGTACAAAGAACCTTGCTCAGCTTCCGTAAGGTTTGCGACAAGACCAAAAACGTTGCGCAAATCTAAACCGTAACCAGCAGGTGCTTTGGCTACGCCACGAGAAACCTCAGAACGAACCATTGCACCCACCACTGCACCACCTGGGAAAGTAGTGCGAATTGCTGCAGCCCCAGTTTTTGTTGGATCGTACATTTTAAGAGCAGGACCGTAGATTGCTGCGTAACTTGATTGAGTGTAACTAGCTACTGCCGAACTTAACGCAGATTTAGTTAGTGCTCCAAGCGGAGTATCAACTACCAAAAACGAATTGCCACGGGTAACCATTTTAGCAATGCCGTTGTTTACAATTGTAGAGTCTGTTTGTCCAACTAAGTTAAAAATTAATGATTGAGGAATTGTGTCGTATGTGTTTGACGCTGTTGTCCAGTCAGCTGAGTCAATGGCGCCGTTGCCTTCACTACCTGACGCAAAAACTCCAGATACTTCATAGTCGCCTACTGTCATACCACCAATAACTAACTCAACACCCACAGCAACTGTAGCAACAGATTGTGTTGTGATATACGACGAATACAGGTCAAGAACTGTTGTAATGTATCTGTTGTTTTCAGGATCAACTGAAACGTTTGACCATTCTTCTACTTGCGTTCCGCCAACACTTACAGTAATCGTAAACAATGTGTTTTTTGTAAATTTAGGCGCCGACAAGTGTGTAGTCAATGTTGTAGTGTCAAATGTGTAATTTACAGTGAGACTATTTCCCCAAACACCAACTGACTTGGCTTTGAGTACCCAGATATCTGCTGCTGAGCCACCTGAAGGTGTTCCTTGTAGAGTACTTGTTGCGACAACTGCTGAAGAGTCAACTACTCGGCAAACATACGCTTGTTGCCCACCATTTGCAAAAAATTGGTAAACTGCATAACCTAAATGGTAGGTGTTGTTTAAAGCACCAAACAAACTTGTGTATTGATTCCAACTTGTGACAAGTGCTGGTGTGGTGGTTGGACCGCGTTCAGCCAAACCTAAAAAAGCGGCTGCCGTGATTCCTGTGTTTGTTTGAATGTTGGTAGTAAACGTTGATTCTGATACGTATACTCCTGGACGCTCATATGCCATGATAACTCCTATTTATTTGTAATGTGGACAATGAATTACGGATTAAAAACATATAATTGATCACTAATTGTACTATTAATTGTAGCCACGGGTTTGACGGTGGTAATGTTAGAAAGGGTAGCATCGCTTATCTCTGCCGACATTTTTAGCGTGTACACCTTGCGAAATATACGTTTTCTAAAGCCAGACTCTTGGTCCAACAGGTCGGCATTGGTCCAGTCCAGCATGTCAAATCGCCTAGTGGTTTGGTCTGCTTCTACGGCAATACTGTTAAACCTAAAGGGAACAACTTTCTGCAAAAACCTAGCTGTCAATTGACGGTCATGCAAAGCGGTGCGGCAGTATGTAGATACCTGATACAAAAGGTCAACGGGTATAAAATCTGGAATTTTCTTAAAAGTAGAGGTAGAAGATCCGTTAATAGTACTTGCAAGACTAGGTAAGTAATTAACGTATGCTGGGCTGTCTATAGACCAACCACCTGCATTTCCAGAATACAGATCAACGTATGAATGTTGCCTGTCTGTTGCGTGCAAGATATCAATCAGCTCAATGGTGATAAACGGATAGTCTCGTTCTGTTTCTGAGTCTGGATACCTAAAAAAGACCTTAACAGGACGTTGCGCATTTCGGTCATCAGTAACAAAAACATTAGAAAACCTAAGTTTAATAGCTTCATCCTCAGCAAGTAAAAACCCAGTTTTCATTTGTTGCCTAAAAACTTGTTTACAGCGTTGTTAATCTCAACGCCAAGGGTTTTGTTTAGTTCTAGAATTTCGTGCCTAAGCAAAGACTTAGCCGGTGGGCCGTATTCTAATTGCTTAAACGTGTTTCTTGCTTCCGTTGTGTTTAGCGCATACGAAAAACTCAATGTTTGTGGGTCCCAATACACATCAAGTTGTTTGGCTATATCTTTCCATTTAGGTTCTTTTTGGATAAGGGCTTTACGGATTCTCTTTGTTTCTTTGACCATCTCGGCGTTCATGATGCGCCCCAGATGATGTTCAAAATTTACAAAAAGTTCGGCTAGGTAACCAATAGGAGCAGGAACACCTTCAATGACAGGACGGGAGGTTGCAGATGAAGTTGGCTTGCCAGTCATTGGCACTCCTTTAGTCCTAGGCGTTGTATTGCTTAGCGCACGCTAAGCACTTACAGTTTATCAGGTAAGAGATGGCAACGCAGTTGGCCACGGTAGATCTGTTACCGCCAATGCATTTGGTCCTGGGTCGTTAGGCATTTCATCTCCAACATAAATTTCAAGCCCTTCAACAACCACCAAAACGTCATCTCGTGCTCGTCCACGAACCCTGTACATTGTTATGGTGTAGTACCTAGCGTCATACATGAACATATCATTTAAATGCCGCTGATACTCAAACGGTTCTTCTATTCCAGCCTCGCGCATATCCGCAATTGACATAACAATGTTTACTACCTGAACTGGCTGCCGACCTTCTGGGATAGCTCGTTTAGTGTCTTCGGTTTCGGTTACCATCAAGACGGGAACAATGACTTTGTTTTTGTATTTTTTGCCGCCTCCGCCTAACCCTCCTTCGTCGTAGACATCATCGTAGGAACTTCCACCGCCACCAGAGAATGGAATAAAACTAAACCATGCAATAGTTTCCCCAACTTGACGATGGTACTGACGATAGTTCTTGCGAATGTGGGCAAGTTCTCTACGGCTATCCATGCTCTACATCCCGTAAATAGCGGATGAATTTACTGTTGTCCCAAGTTCAATATCAACAAAAACGTCGTTAAGTTGTTTGTCTTCAGGTTCTTCAATACTAATTTTTCCTTCGCTTATTTCTGGGAATACTCGTTCAATTGGACCGTATTCACCAAGTTCTTTTGATTTGTAGATAGGGACGAATCTATTTGTGCTTCTAGACACGCGGCGCAAATTCATTATTTCAATTCGCTCAAGCCCAATGTTAAGAGCCTTGGCTTGTCTTTCATATTGTTTTTGCCAATACTCAAGGAGGCTTTGCACCATTCTAAACCTTTGGCTTGCAGGTATATGAACTGATTCAGACGTTGTAATATCAATGTCGCGGCTGTATTCAGTAAGCAAACCCCACAAAGCTTCTACTACACAACTCATACCGATGGTGTCAATTACAATTGCCGACATGCTTTCAACAGGTAAATCTAGGTTGTACACATGCTGGTCAATTGCGTGGACCGCGTAAAAATCAAGGTCTGAAGGCAACACCCATTCGTAGTAGTAACCTTCAACAAGAATTTTAGTGTTTGCTGCTGGGGTTGTGTTGAATCGTAAAATGCCATTTCTAGCATCCAACGAATAGTGAGTG